AGCAATAACATGACCCATGATTTTCAATGAGCCTTCACCAATAATTTTACCCTTCAATATTGCTGAATCGTAATAAGTACCAGCGGCAAGGTATATAACAACCTTATGGTCTATAATGGTTGGCAAAATATTATCATAAACATACTGTCTTGTTTTACATGGAGAAGCAACAATACCGCAAGTATCGTTATCAGTACCGGTGGTTGCTATATAAATGTCCATATCTGCTATTGTTTTGTCAACCATATTTGGGGCAAATAAAAACCCCTGAATTTCAGCATCACCACAAATCAATTCATCAAGTTCAGAATCTAATCCTTCTGCCGTTAAACAATCGCCTATCGAAAAATAATCTCCTGTGGGTGATTGAAGCCTCGTTGAAACGCTGTCATTATACATGAAATTGTCAATTACAGGACTTGCAAATGCCGTAGATGTAAAAGCAAATGAAGCTAAAATAAATGATAATAATATTTTTTTAAATTTCATATTTGTTCTCCTTAATTACAAAGCCATTTAATGTCATCACCAGCATTATCTGTAGATACATAAACTTCGTCTAAATTTGATGTACTTAACTCGATGCTTGCATTTTGATTTAATCTTATGCCCTCATTAATTCCACTTGAATTAGTAACTGTTGAACCACCAATGTAAATTGCCCCAACATTCTTATAAGACGCTTGAAATACGCAAGTGCCTGTAAGCACTAAAGCTGGCATTTGTAAACTATAAAGAATCCCTGCGTCTGGTATATCTTCAACGCCGCTATCATAAGCACCTTTGAAAATAGGCGCTACACTTACCAATAAATTACCAGAACCATCACAATTCAATAATTCAAGTTCGTTAGAGTTAGAACCATCGGCACAACCCATCAGATTTGAAGTTTGATTTTGCAATGGCACGAAACCTTTTTTGGCATATGCTACACTTGCTACAAACATTAATAACGCTAAAAATATTATTATCTTTTTCATATTTAAACTCCTTTATTTTTGTTCTGCTACCCTAGCTGATATTTCAAGTGGATTATTCCAATATCCATATTTAATGTTATAATAAATATATACTGGCAAGAACCCTATAATCCAGTATCTAAGCCATTGTTGTAAATGCTTCGATTCATGTTTTATCAATCTCTCGTTCTCTTTATACTCAGGCGGATAGATAAATATAAAAGGCCAAATAGTAACACCGACAATATTAACGCCCTTGTTAAATTTATCGGCTATGCCAACTATAAATCTAGCTATTAAACCTGTTCTTATTCTATAATTTGCTATCATTTTGTTTTTTCCTAAGACCAACAATTTTAGAAAAATTCCTATCAAATTTCATATACATAATATTAGCTATTTCAAATGTCATCCATATATCATCGGTAGTGCAAATTTCTAATCTTCCAGATTCTGCTTCAATAATTTTAGTTATATTCATCAAATCAGGTTTTTCTTTGTTTTGAGCAGACACCATTTCCCTTGTAATATTTTTAAGATAGTTATGTTCTGCTATTTCAAATTCTTCTGTTTTGCCATTAATGAAAGTTATCTCAACTTTATAACTATCTGGAATTTCTTGATTATCTTTTAATACATGGACTTTATTCATTTTGTAATCTCCTTATAAAATTCTCATTATAAATCTAACCCTAATTGATCTAGGCTGTATTGATTCAGTTGCTGAAAGTTGGTTGTTCATTGTGTCTGTTGTAGTGTTGGCATCGCCAGGATCAGTTGAATTAGTGTCACCTGGATCGGTTGATCCTGTGTTACCAAGAATATCAGTTGAAGCAAGAGAGCTAACTACGTTTCCACCTGCAACAGCCGCAGCAATGTGATAGCCTGAAGTAAAAGTATCGGCAGTAGGGACATAAAGCATATCGGGGTCGACATTACTATCACCTATTAACGCATATAAAGTACCATAATTATGTATATGACTAGGCATTGTGTGAATATGAGTGGGCATTGTGTGAATATGCCCAGTCATTGTATGTGCATGTTGAATATTAATTTGATGACTAGCATTTCCAATAGCCGCCGCATTCCAAGCGGCAACATCAATATCCCCACCGCCTTCTGTACCAAAACCAACTAAATAACGATTTGACATATCAGGAGTAGCTTGCCCATTCAAGGCACTCAACGCATTGGAAACATTCTGACCATCGCAATATTGCCAATGGTCTGTATCAAAGGTTGCAGTAGCATTAAAATCATAAAATGGAATTATAGAACCAACAGGAACTAAACTGGGGTTTCCTGATGATTGGCCCAAAGTAAAACTTGAACCAGTTGAAATTATTTGTCCCAACACAGGAATTTCAAGGTTTGTGCCTCTACGTCTAAAAAGTATAATTTCATGTTCGTCAGTATTTGTTGTTAAGTTTGCTTCTGGCTCAATGCAATATTCTCTAACAACTATATTTGCATACACACCTTGCAATGCTAATGCAGCATCTGCATTATCTAATATAGCAACAACGACATCGCCATCTGCCAAAGACAAAGGACTGTCTGCAAGCGCAATAGTATTTGTAAAAACATCACCACCAACTTTGAATATAATTTCTATATCTTGTGTAAATGTTATATCTGCACCATCCCAACCAATTGCAGCATCAGAACGAAATAAAATTGAATAAATAACATCTCTGTAATATTCACCGAAATCAATCCATTCTTTAATCTTCAAAAATAACCAGTTCATCCATTGAAAAGGTGGTTTTTCACTAGCAAGCCAGCCTAATAATTTCTTAGCTGCACTTGGTTCTATTGTATAAGAAGCGGCACCGTCAGCCCATTTTGGTTTTATCGGTTTGCCTAAATTTCCTGCCATAATTTAATCTCCTAGTTAAGTCGCTGTTAAAGCAGCGAATTTTCCGCCTAATGTTGGATCAAGTGCATCGCTAAAGCCTAATCCATCTGGATTGCCATCAAAAACAAAAGCATCGCCGTCCTCATACCATCCAATGCCTATCACTTCAACACCGCCGGCGGCTACTAATTCCATTACATTAAAAATTCCAACTTGGTCATCATAATTTAATTCGTAAATTTCAATGTCATCATACTCAACCCAACCTGCTGCAATATGGTCTGAACCAAAATCAATTGTTGTAGCAGTAGCTTGGAATATTATATCAAATTCATACCAACTTGCATAAGGAAAACCTGTATAAATTATCACAGCACCATTTGTTACAATAGGCAAATTTCCTAAAGCGTTCTGCATCATCACTCTGCCGTTGACCTTATACCAATTTCCAATAGTTAATTTAGTCTGCTGTGCAGCAGGATTATTGATTGCATTGTAAGTAACTCTCAAAGATTGTAATCCTTCATATGGAGTAACTAAACTTTTTGTTAATGTCGCACCATTAACTACAGTCCAAAATCCAAGACCTGCGATTTCCATGTCATTATCATCAAGCAATTGTGAACCTGTTATTGGAGCAGAACCAGCAAATATAGCTATTTCTGCTGGCCAATGTTCTGTCATATATGAAACGCTGACCTCACTTATAAGATTGAAAACACTTATTACGTCTTGCGCTCTGCCTTGTGAAACATTTTGACCAATTTTACCATATAATGAAATTCTATAAGATGTATCGTTTTGACCGCCTCTATCTTTACCGACAATTTCACCTATTCCGTCTAATTGTTTTCCTGATGCTGCATCTATATTTCTTAAAGTTAATAAATCATAAAAAGCATTTTCAACTTCTTGATGACCATACAAAAACGCCTGTATGAAACCCATTACCAAAGTTTTATCTTTGAATTGACTTAATAATCTTGCTAGGCCATCTTCAACGTGCGTTGTTATTTTTGTTGGTAATAAAGCCATCTAATACCTTATGTTATATTGGTGACAATTATTCTTGAAGTGTCCCAAGTTGATATTTCATTAACTGCAACTGCTATATTAGCGTCATCATGTGAAGTTGTATCAATTTCTGCGTCTGGTTGTGAAAGGCCACTAGCACAAACATAATTTGACATTGGTGTCGGTGTTCCTGCTGCTGCTGCCGTAACTGTGATTTCTCTTGCCGCCGTAACTGACGCAGTTGCAACTGTTGCTAGGGCTTGTATAGCTGTTGCTAAATCTGTCATTGTCTGGTTGTGAGTTGCATTAAAAGGCACTTGAGCAATCGCTACTCCTGCAACATCAAGGTCTATCGTATTTAAGGCCACAAAATCAGCGTCCATAGTTAAAGTCTGAACAAGTGCTATATTTGCAACTGCAATCCTGAAATCAATATCATCAATTCCAATAACTTCATGTACAGCTTCGTATAATTCTGTAACGATAACATCATCACCAATACTAAAACCGGTTGTTGTATTTTCTGCGAAAGCAACAACATTAGTTTTTATTGAAGTTTCACCGCCTGTTGGAAAAGTTGAATTTACAACAATATCAACTTCAAGCCAAATTGTGATTGGCGTTGGCCTTGAAAAATAAATTGTATGGTCAAAATCCTGCGAATCTGTAATTACTTCTGACGAACTTCCATAAGTTTGTATTCCCGCAGCCTTAGTGTCCCAAATAGCCTCCGCTATATCCGCATCAACGCCATCCAAAACAACACATTCAATAGATTTAGCAGGTCTACCTGCTCCATCAACTACCATTGTATCATTTTCATACACCAGCGCAGCAGTAACATCATCAATATCGAGTATTTCTGCTCTTATACCATCAACAGTAGCAGAACCCGGAGCGGCCAAAGTTTGCATCCTTCTTATTCTTAATGCCGCATCTGTTTCAATATCGTTTCCTGTATCTATATCTAAAGGATTTGAAACGCTGTCCCATCCAACAACTATGGTTTCTATTACTGTTAACGAACCAGATAATGCAGCTACAGCACCAGGCGTTTGAGCAATAACTTCAATATCTATGTTTGGCAATAATCCGGCTGTTGTTTCTGCAACCGATATTGTTATCGGTGTTCCTACAATTTCTAATGAATTTGTATTACCTTCCAAAATAGCAACTTGTGGTTGTGAACCATCTGCGCCAGCAAAAGTAACTGTAAAACCAGCCGCAAAAGTTCCTGCTACTGTTACAGCAGATAACACACTCAAAGCATTTAAAGCGTTTTGTACCGCAATGGCCGCAGCGTTCCATGCTATGACACCAGTTTCTTCACCATCAAAAATTAAAGTGAAAGACCCAGCGTCAGGAACAAAGCTAAATGTTATATCTTGAATTTCATCCGTTCCAGCACCTATTGTGCCAGCGGCTACTGTTTCAAATGTTAAATCAGAATTTCCACTTACTGAAATCACAGAAGCAATCGGAATCACAGTTGCCAACGTACCTTTTGCATTAACACTACCAGTTGAATATGTAGCGGCCAATCTTTCAATGCCTGTAAGACTAACAACCCAATCTAAACTAACGCCTGATGCTGTTTCAGGATACATAGCGTCATAAAGAGCCTGTCCAAGTTCCCATAACAAAGCTTCTCGTTCTGCATTTATTCCAACTTCTTGACCAAGTACGCTTTCAGGTTGTAAATTAATACCATTACCAAAAGCAGCCTTGAGAGAAGTTTCTTTTTCAAGTTTAACATCTTCCAATCGTTTTATAACAAATCCAGCATCTGTTACGCCATAAGCCATATTAGACCTCTATAATTTTATTAAAATCAATGTCGCCATCTTCTGAACGACATCGAAATTCAAAAGTTAATTCTCTAGTTCCAGTAAATTCTAAATTAAATTCTAACAATTCTAATATCCCTGGTGTGTCTAAAATTATTGTCTTAAATGCAGCAGATACAGCCTGAAAATCAGGGTTTTTAACTAAGACATCTTGATAATAAGGCAATCCAACCGTTTCATCTAAAAACCATTCGCCTAAAAACGTTGATAGACGTATCAATAAAGATTGTCTTTTAGATTCTAAACCAGAAGTTAAAGAAACCTCATTATCTACAATCTCAATATCTCCTGTTGTTTCATCAAGTTTTAAATCCATATTAAACTATTCCTACGGCATCATGTCCATCGCCATGAGTATCTGCACCACTACATTTTGCAAAACCTGTTATATGAGCAACCACAGTTGATGATATAGCTTCTGCTATCTCATCAGCCCATTTTTCAAGCGCATAATTTGGGTCATTCAAGTCGGTTAAAGTAACACTTTCCCATGTTCCTAAATTCGCTATAATGGCCGCTTTCATTGCTGTTTTTAATGTTGCTGAACTCATTGCCATAATTAATACCTCATATCTATTTTACACTATCGAAGTTACGACTCCAAGAAACTTTTTAAATTAGTTTGGTCACTTGGAAACAACGGATGTTGCAAAGGTTGTAATCCAATTCCTGTAACTGTTTTCGCTTCTTGTATGTGTGTTAAAATATCATTTAAAACTTTTATTAATTCATTCGTGCTATTTTGCACTTGAATATGTCCGTTTGGTTTTATTCTAAATTCTGTTCTACCACCGCCATCATTGCCATTTCGTATAATAATATCGTCACCATTATCAACAGGCACAGTATCGTTGAACGGATAACAACCCGGATAAGCTATTGCATCTGATATCTGATGCTTTCTTACATCTTCTGGGTCAACTTCACCGCCTGATGTAAGCCATTTTTCAAGCGACCTGTCAGCAATCCATAAAGTTACTTGGTCGTCTTTTTTAAGTGGTAAATGAATATATGCTTTACCGGCTCTAGGATGCGCCACAGGTACGTTATAAATAATAGGTGCTGAAACTACGCTACCATCAGAATATTTCTTTTTAAATTGAGGTCTTACATCTGCCAACATTTTATCTTTATCATATTTTATAATAATAGCAGGAACACAAACTCTAAGATCATAAGCTGATTTTTCGCATGATTGCTTTATTACTTCCGCCCACGAAGGAGTAGCGGAACTTGTTTTTTTTACATCATTTATAAAATCTGACATTATGCGGCCTCACATTTCGTTTTAAAAACATTTCCATGTGAATCGCCTTTGTGTTTAACTGTGCTTATAGTATAAATTCCATTTACAAACTTGCTAACTATTTTAACTCTGCGTCCGGGTCTTAATGTAGGATATAAAAGTGTTTCAAATTCAACTCCTTCTTCTGTCTTTTCAGGAATATTAATTAATCCAGTTTTTTCGCTTAATTCTACGATTGAATCTGTAGTACCAGATGCTTGAGGTGTTATTTGAACAGTTTCATCTTGTATAGACCATTTTAAATCAAGTTTTTTAGTTAACATATCGAGATTATCCCTGACATTACCTTCTAATGACAAACCATTGCTAAATTTAAAATCAGTAATTCCTAATTTGCTTGAAAAAGGTAATTTCATTGCAGAACCTAAATCGTCTATTGCTTGTTTTATACTAATTCCGGGAGGATAGCCTTTATCAAGTTTGGCGTGTCTGTAAGCATTATCACCATCCCCAATTTCAAGCGTTGATATAATATCAACATTATTTTTCTTATGAATTGTTTTTGTAATATTTCCTTGAAAAATAGTTGCTGTTGTGTTCTCATATCCAGCTTGCAATATTATCCTAGTTTTTTTATCTTCAAGTAATCCTCGTGTTGTAGCTGATAAATTATAGACTTTTATTTCTAATTGATTTGTATTTGATTCGCTATTTTTTTTAGCATCAAAACTTATACGCAACCCATCTAATAATTTCGATTCACCTTCGCCTTGAATTATCGTCAATGACACTTTGCGAAGATATAAATTATTTACATCAGTTGTTAATATGTCTGCCATTATTCAGATTCCTCATATAATAACAAAGATTGGTCACCAAATGATTCTTTAGTTGCTTCTAATTCGTTTTCAGTAGCATCAAAAAGCAATAATAATCCGGGTGGTAAATTCAACATCTTAAATCTTTTAAGCATAGCAAAATTTATATTTAAAGGCACACCCATTACTATTGGGACTTCATCAGCATCCATTACATTAACATGCCAACGTTCAAGACGTTCATTGTAAGTGAACTCAAAAACATAAGTGCTATCCTCCAAATCAGTTCTTAATTTTGAAGCATAATTTTTATTGTCTATCGGTATTTGTCTTATATCCATATTATTTGAACCAATCAAAAATTTTTCTTAAAAAAATCAAAAACTTTTTGCAAACTTGTTCTTTTAGTTGTACCTGTAACAACATCGGAATCAGCAGACAAAGGACTACTGGGCGGCACTACGTCAGAAGTCTTTTTGCCTTTATCAACTTTAGCTTTTAATTCAACTTCAACATTTTTAGTTTTAACAATTTCAATTTGCTGTAATTCTGCTGTAAAGGATATTGATTTACCAGTTTGCGCCGTTCTGTTAACTTGAAAGTTCTTTAAAATCATGTTTTTATAAACTCTCAACCCAGTTACAACGTCAAATGGCTCACGACTATCCCTTAACTTTAAAATTTTAGCATATTCATCTTGCGACCTTGAAGTTTTACCGAAAACTTTACTTAATCCATAAATGTTATCTATAAGTGCGAAAGTTATAGGCGTATCGCTTATTATTCCCTGCATTGTCATGCTTAAAGGTAAATTTCTAACATGGTCTGTTATATCAGCACCATCTTCAATCGGGTTAGTTGATATTTCAGACGCAGCATTATGAACTTCACTTACAGACGCATCAACAGTAACGTTGCCAATTTTAGCTTTTTTAATGCTGTAAATAAAATTAAATAATTTTGTATCTGTAAGTGCCATTAATAACTTCCTTCTTTAACATTTCGGGATGTGTTTCTACGTTCTCGCCTATCTTGTTCTGATATTTTATTTGCTAAATCTTGATTATTATTATCAGGTGAAGCATAAACTGTAATGTTGGTTGTATTGTTAACACTACCACCTGCTGTCAATGGTGTGTTGCTTCTTTTACCACCTAAAATATCGCCTAACATATCTTCTTGCAATACAGATTCAGAAATTGGGTATCTATTTTTTCCACTAAATGCGTTTAAAGCCGACTGTGGTTGAATGTTTAAAGCTTCTGCCCAATTAGAACGTGTAGAACCTAACTTTTCAAAAAATGATTTAGGTTTATGTTTAACTAAATCAGTTTCTACAATCGGCATTCCAGTTATAAATCTCAAAAATTTAAGCAGTTCTTTGACGCTAGACGTTACCTTCATCACATCTTTTGCTAATTTTCCAAAAATAGATTCTTCACCTTTGAAAGCACCATAAATATCACCAAGTACCAATAAAACAAATGTCAATGCAACAGCCAACGCTATATATTCAGCATATAATAATCCCTTGGCTATTATTAATTTGCCAGTAAGAGATAACATTTTAGCTGCTAAGGTTGTAAATAAACGCCCAACACTTAGAAATGCCATCATTACATGAGCGCCTATTAAAAATGAAATTGCACCTGCAAGAAGAACTATCGCATTTTTAAGACCTCCAACAACACTTGTAATGCTTTTTATCATTGGATAAACCATCTTTGACATAAACCACCACATTGACTTCATGGCTTTTACAAAATCTTTCACAAACTTGACTAATTTTGTTTTTATAAGTTTTTTATTAGCATCATGCCAATCAAGAAATGCCAATAATATACTTTTAAGTGTAGGCAATAACTCATCACCCATTTGAATTGATAATATTTGTAATGTATCTTGAAAGTTAGACCATAAACCAAGCAACGTTTTCGATTGTTTTATCATCAAATTTTCAAATCTACCACCAGCACCGGTCATACTTGCAAATGCTTCTTCAACATCTTTAAATTTAACCTTACCTGCCGACACTAAATCTTGTATAGAATCTTCTGCTACACCCATGTTTTTAGCTAAAGTTGAAGCTAATCCAACGCCAAGAACATTAAAATCTCTTAATTCTCTACCTGTTAATTTTCCCTGTGTTTTAACTTGACCAAAATTCAATGCAATCCTAGCTAATGGTTGAGATACACCCGCTGAAACATCGCCTAGTGATTTTAATGTAGGCAATAATTTATCAACCTCTATACCCATTGCTAATAATTGTTTTGAAGATTTGAATACACCTGTTATTGTGAAAGGTGTCTTTGCGGCAAATGATGTTAAATCTTCCATCACTTCTTTTGCTTTTTCTGCACTACCTAGCATCGTTTCAAAAGCAACTTTGATTTGTTCCATCTCACCGGCTTTTTTAGCAAGGAAAACTACACCTGCACCTATGCCAAAAACAGCGGCAGACGCCATCAAAGCAGAACGTCTGATAGTTCTCATGCCTTTATCGTAATTTCTTAAAGCATTTTTATCTACTTTAAATCCAAGGCGAGTTATTAATTCTTTAACTATCATTTTTTGCCTCTTGCGTTTTTAGCTTCATTATTCGCTTTATCGGTGGCATTATCTCTAGCATCAAGCACATCATTAGCATCCATCAAATCTATAAGCGACCAATGTGTTTCTATTTCTTGCAAGGTTGCTATGCGTTCTAATATGCAACGCCAAACCAACCAAGGAGGACTATTATCTATCTCGCTACTATCTTTTGCTTCTTTGAATTGTTTACTTCTGCTCGCCGTAAGCCCTGTGTTGCTCCGGCGAGTTCGCCGAAAAAATCGGCATATTGAAAGCTAAGAATCGCCTTTAAAACTTTGAATAAATGACTAAATTCACCAGCAAAATCTAAATCAAATTGAATTGTTCTATGTTCATTTCCTGATATGACTTTCGTGGTATGCAAAATATCATTTACTAAACCAATGACAATATCCTCGTCCAGTTGATTCATAACAGACTGTATCATTTCGCTAATAATGTTAGGGCTAACTTCTTCATTCATTTTTTCTTCTGAACCGCTTAACATAGCAAGCATACCCAAAGGCGCACCTGCATATTTAGCTAATTTAGTTAAAATCTTCAATCCTTTAGTCGCAGGGTATAAAGAAGTCATGTATTTTTTGTCATCTATTTCAAAATTTATAGGTTCTCTCATTTTATCCCCTTATTTTAGTTGCTACCATGTGTAGAAATTAGATTATCAGTTCTTAAAACCCATTCTCTTTCAGTTGCATCACTATCATAATTAACTGTTGGTTCTTTTTGAACCCATGCTGATTCAGCTGCACTTAAAGAAATGGTTGTAATCCCAGAACCATCTTTTACAGCAAATGGGAATATTCCAGCATTGCCATATTCATCTAATTTTCTAAACGCATCAAGAATCACGTTTGATGGGCTAGATTGCATTAATCTAATTGTAATCGTTGCGCTATGGTCATTTGATTTAGTTCTTACACCTTCGCCATCTGTACCTGTTTTATAATTAAACAAGTCAGAATCTTTTTCTACTGTAATCATAGAACCTTCTGCAAAATGTGATAGAACAAAAGCTCCACAAACGACACTAACTTTTTTTGGGTCATATGTTTTAACTGCCATGATAATTCTCCTTTATTTATATTTTATAGTTCAACTCTGCCCGATATAACAACTTTATGGATTGCACCCTGTAACGTTGCTTGCCATGTTACGTTATTCAATGTTCTAGTTCCTTTGTCAGTAGTAGAAACATCTTTCACTAAAGGAACGCCGACTAAAAATGGCTCTCCGTCAAAAGTGTCTGGGTCAGGTGTTAATAAACCGACCGATATTCCGTTTAGAATTGTTTTTCTAACAAGATTTTCTATGATAGCAATTCCTGCGTCTGTATAAGCTATTTTATCAGAAGTAACTAACTCTTGATAAATGTTTTCTTGCATCCTAGCCGTCAACCAATCTATTCCACGCATGATATCCAAATATTCACCTGATGCTACAGTTGCTTCTTCTGTAATATCAATTCCACCAGCTTCAACCATGAGGTTTGCATTTTTTGCCAAAATTGCGTTGATTTCTGTAGTGCTTAATGAATTAGAACCTGTAATACCGGATAGTGTTTTGAACATCCACGTTGCACTTCCGGGATCTGTTGGTAACATTCTTCCAAACCAAGCTGCATCTGGGAAATCAGCAGGAGTTTCATTAAAAATTATCGAAGTTCTATCGTAATTTGCTGCGCTAAGTATATAAGCTATATCAGTTGTTTTAGTTGCATCGTAAATATCTACTGCGTCTGAACAACTTATAAACAATTTAGGCATAGCTTCTATTGATTTTGCTGTTACTCCAACAACAACTGCTGTTCTGTCCATACATAGACAACCATACCAATCATCATCAACAAGCCTAATTGCTGTGATATCTTCTGCCATGCCAACGTTAGGTGTAGTTGCCGTAGTAACTGCCGCTGCTTGAGTTAGTCCGCCTGTTACCAAAACACCGCTTATTGTTACTGGAACACCAGCCACCGCCGCCGTTACAGTAATAGTATGAACGCCATCAGATACCGCAGTTGTTACACCATCAGTTGCTTGAATTAATGCCGCAAAATCTGTCAATGTTTGAGCATTTGTTGCATTAAAAGGCGTTGCTGCCAATGCTGTTCCGTCAATTGAGCAATCAATCGAGTTGGCTAAAATAATGTCAGCATCAAATACGATTGTTTGTATTTGAGAAACCGCTGCTAGTCTTTGTGTAATTTTAACTTCTTCTGGTGCTGGTGTTTGAGAAAACAAAGCATTTGCCGCCTTGTACTCATCATTTCCAGACGTAAAATCAACTGCAACATCTGTCATATTGTTATAAGTTCTTACGAGTCCAGAAGCAAAGCTTCCTGTCGTTCCGAAAATCATTGCTACGCCAAATCCTGCCTGTGTTACTGTTCTTGTTGACCTAGTAACCGATACACTCACAATCGTTGAGATAGGTACTGTCATAATAATTCTCCTTTATGGTAAATCTATTTCTTGGTTTATAATATGTCCATCAGCTTCACCGTCTATGTTTACATGTTCGATTAAGCCTACGTTATCTGTTATTTCTCTTGCATAATTTATCATTACATCCATTTGCGCACGTTCTTCAAAATCAGTTTCAAGAAGTCCTGTTAAATTCTGTATATTTCCAACTGACATTAACGATATTCCATAAGTGTTCCATAATAAACTATGCGTTTCTTCTTTGAACATTGAGTCTCTAGCTAATTCCATTTCTTCTAAAGCGCTTGTTCCGTATATGTTAAGCGATATCGTTCCACCTCTTACACCTTTTAATGTAGCCACGCCTAATGCACTGACTGGCCCACGATAATCGTCAAAGCCAACTCTGCCACTGTCATTATAACGAATCGTTCCGTATGGCCTTGCAGGTGTTTTAGGTTGTGCTTGTTCTTCAAACACCCAAGTAAAGCCCAATTCTTGATTGAGCCATTTTTTCATTGCAAGTTTTATTATATTTACACTAGCCATTAGCCATTAACCTCTGCCATGAAAGTTTTATAGTGTTGAAGATTTCCATCAACCCATCTTTCAACACTTTGTACTTCAAATCTAGTATCATCATAAGCGACCACATCAGCCCTCTTAGAATCGTTTTCTTTAACTGTATAAAGTCTTGTGGTAGTATATCCTTTGACAAATCTCTTAGTTCTTTCGCCTTGTGCAAGAATTTCAAGCTCTTTTCCATTCAAAGGCTGCACACTCATCACAATATCAAAAGTTGACGTTGCTCCTTCTTGATAAACACCATCAATAAAACCGCCTGACTGCGTTATGCTGCCCTCCGCTTGAGAAAGGCCACCAGTTATCATGATTCCATTGATTAATAGGTCAGAACCCGCTTCAACGGCCAGAATAGTTACCTCTCTTGCGCCTGTGATGATTGCGGAGTCAATTTTAGATGATGATTCGATTTCTACAGCTAAATCTATTAATGTTTGAGCATGAGTTACGTTAAATGGAATTGAAGTAATTGCTGTTAAGTCAATATCAAGGTCAATGCTATTGCCGATAATAAAATCAGCATCAAAAGTAAGCACAACTGTTTGAACAGAAGAACCATATCTTGTAACAGTCAATGTTTGTCCAAATTCATTTATTAAATCAATGCTCATTTAATTTTAACCTCATAATCTATAGAATTTCTTAATCTGCCTGTGTCAATCAATGGCCTAGAAGATTTTTTCCTAGCTTTTGTCATAGGTTTATTAGGTTGAAAACGTCCTTGTGTGAAAATAGTCTTTACGTTCTTTTGATGAAATAATCCTAATTTCCCTAACGCTCTTTCAACGCTAATTTGACGTTTATAAATTCTATTAATCAAAATTTTCTTATAACCATTTATCAAATTCTTTTTAGTATCAAAAGCTTGCTTCATAAATGGTCTAGCTGGTATATGATTTGGGTGTGAACCAAATTCATGTATCGTTGCCAACTTAACCATGTTCATTGTCAAAGAACTTTCATTCCTAACCTTTTTACCCTTAACACTTCCACGAGTAGTGTATTTCTTTTTGCCACCGCCCGATATAACTCCAATTTTCACATAAGAATTATCAATGTCTTTCAAACTTTTAAGGATTTTATTCCATCCTCTATCAATAATTTTTACACTCATGTGTTGAAATCCTGATTAAAATTTATAACCAATGGTGTTGTAACAATCTCTTTTCTTAAAGCTAAATATCTTCTACCATAAACAGTAGAACCTAAGCTGCTATCATAAACAGTGATATTAGGCTCTGCAAATTGTTTTTCTAAATCGCCAACTTTTTTCTTAGTGACACTTCCAGATGCGCCTGAACCAGTGCCAAGCCCTGAAATAGATAGAAGATGTGCGGTATAATAAACTGTTGCTATATCAGCTTTATCACCCCATGTACTAGTGTTTATAGAAAGCACAGCGTCAGCAATAAAAATATTAATGGTTGCAGGTGCTACGGATGCAAAATCTGCAAATCTTGTTGTTATGTCTGACGCTGTAATGCTCATCTATTAACCTCATTTTAATCGTTATCTTCTGCGTCATCAATTTCTGTTTCGTGGATGTCTTTCATTTTAGCTTCTATAGCATTAACAACACCTTTACGCTCTTTACCTACATTTTCTTCTTCACGCCATTTCAGCAACAATTCAAGGTCGTTTACGTTCTCAATTAATTTTTTACATTCAACAACGCTGTAAGATTCCAAAGCTGGTTTAGAAATTTCTTCAACTTCATCATCTTTCTTTTTACCTTTTGCGCCTTTTTGACCTAAAATTTTAATGTATTCATCGTCAATCATTTTTTTAAGCATTGGATGTTCTTGTGTACTATTTCCATTTTTTATATAGTAAACACTTTCCCAATCTGCTTTTCTAATTTCATTGATACCAGTTTTCAACCAAACGGGTCCACATCTGTGAACGTTTTTACGTTTTGGATGTTTGTATTCAATTAAAAGAATCGCTGCCATAAATTATCTCCTTTTATTAATCTGTGATTATGTGTCTAAACCATCATAAATTGCTATTGCCAATGGTTTATAAATTACAACGCCACCAAATGCTTCATGTGCAGGAACTTTAAACTCCATCATTTCTTGCTGTGGTGAAAACAATTCGTAATCCTGTGCAATCATCATTTCTAATTTGTCTGGATTTCTATCATACACAACCATAATATCAGTTGCATAAAGAGCGTTGTTTGCGGCATCACATTCATTCAATGATACAACATCTGTGATATATTCGTTTGTTTCTAGGAAAAAGCTAAGAACTGTGCTGTCACTATTAGGAATTTTCAATGTAGCAATATAACCACGCATACGAGGTGATAAAATCATGGTGTTTGGTGCTTCAACTTCGTTTGTAAGTTCAATAATGCCAAGAACAGCGTCATTCATATCACGAAGAATTTGCTCTGCTGTTTTATCTTCCCATTCAGTTGATGCTCCAACGCCATCTGCTGCAACTGTACCAGTAGTTATGTTAGTATTAGAGAAAAAGCCCGGAACGTTATAAGAATCATCACCAAACCAAGCTGCTGTATTTTCTTTACGAGCAACTGCTTCTCTGGATGAATTAGCTCTACGTTGTTCAAGGTTTTTACCAGCCATTCTTGCATTGCGGATATCTTGAATAGAATATCTAAAAGATGAACCCATGCCTTTTACTTTAGTCGTGTTTTCTTTCCCTTTGATGTCAGCGGTTGGGAAATCTTTAGCATAGTTTGAAATCCATTTTGCGATGCCTACTGATTCGTATTCTTCCCAAGTAATAGTCTTTGCGCCAGCATTTACTTCAAAGTTTGTTGGCAATAAATCTCTTACTTTAATTCTTGGCAATTCAATATCTTTTGATTGTGCCATTTTATATTCTAATTCTCTTTCAAACCAGATACTTTCATCAGCATCAAGTCTATCTTTAAAAATGTTTTTATTAGACATCTAAGCCTCCTTTTATCTTATAAATTAATTATGGTAAGTTAATTTCTACAACTGCGTTTTCACCTGATGCTGCTCCGATAACATATCTTGCGTATGTAAAAGCAAGTGCTGTGCCAGTATCGGCATCTGTTCTAAATTTGCCTCTTGCGGCATATTCAATCCCGACAACTGTTTCAGTAACAACAATTCCAGCTTGACTTACGCCAAGTGTAATACCTTCATCTGTCAAAACTGTTACAGCGGCGTCAACCGTTATTACAGAAGTGATAGTAATCGTTCTATTTCCTGCACCACCAACAACGGCTGTTGCTACACTTGCTTGAGCCTGAATTTGAGCTGCAAATAAATTCATTGTGCTTAAATGTGCTGCGCCATCATAAGTTTCAGTTAAAACGTTTCCATCAACTGTTACTGTGATAACATTAGCCGCTATAATATCGGCATCAAGAACGAAAGTTTGAACTTGCGCACGACCATCATATCTTACATAAACATCGTCATCTGGTGTAACAGCTTCTTCAACTTCAACATACATTCTACCAGAAGTCATAACTGAAACGCATGATTTAACTGGATATGCGTCTAAATTTTCTTCATTGTCCTTAATGCCAATGCCCCAAAGAACTGCGCTAGCATTGTCTGGCAATTTAACGCCATCTTCATCACCTGTAATTTTTTCAACGGCCTGACCATAAGGAATAACGATTGCTGGGTTATTCATAGACTGTTGTTTGTAACCTGACATATCATATAACTGGCCTTTAAGACCTGATGTCATTTCTAATGGATATGCTGTTTGTACCATGTAAAACCTCCTTTAAAAGTTTTTAATTATTTTTCATTTTTCATTAATGATTTTTTCCAACGTTCTGAATCTATTCTTTTATGTTCTTCAAGCTTTTTATCTAAATCAAAAGCCTCACCATCATTAACTTTTTTGCCTAATTCTTTTTTAAAAGCGTCAGATTTATTACTTGAATCTTTTTTACTAGAAACTTTCTTGAGAACAACATCAAACATACCATTGATATAATCATCTGAAGATTCATCAAGTTTCAATTCGGCATCTTCTTTAACTAGAACTGTTTTTTTCAATTCGCTATCTGTTGCTGTTGCAAAGTCAACTTTTTCTGCTTCTTCTTTACCGAGCAACTCTTTTACTGTGTTTTCAAGGTCAATACGAGCCTTTGCATCTTTTTTAAGTGTTTCCATGTCTGGTTTTTCTTCTTTAATCTTTTCGATTTCTTCATCTTTTTTCTTTAACTCTGTTTCTAAGCCATCATGCTTGCCTTTTAACTCATCAAATTCAGATGTCTTTTTTTCCATATCAGCTTTAAATTCGTCAAGGGCTTTATCCTTCTTGACAATTTTATCTGCTAGTCCTTCGCTGACTTCATATTCAATTCCATCAACTTTAATTTTTACCTCTGGCATAGTATCGCCTCCTTTTTGTTTTTTCATTTGTTTTATATCGGTTTTAACGGCTTTGACATTGTCCTCAACCATTATTCCATCAAATCTATCTAATTTAATTTTAGCTTCTGCTCCCGCCCTGCCTTTATCAACAATAGCAACGTGGTTATAAACGATATTCCTTTGAATTGCGTCATAGTGTTGACCTTTATAATCACCTTCTTGATCTTCTACATCACATTGATAACCACATGATAATTCTACCTTTTTTTCGTCCTTAACCTGTCTTACGGCTTCTGCGTCCATTATGTTCACTTTTCCAGCAGTATATTCGCCGTCTTTGTTTATTTCTTCACCTGTAAAACCCACTTGGTGCAATTTTACGTTACCTGAATCAAGCATTGAAAGTGGATGATTGTTTGTAATGGGTTGTGAGGCAAGCGATTTAAGTGTATCAACTTGGAATACTTCTTCTTCTGGTCTTAATTCGTATTTAATAGAACCATCATACATCATATACTTAAAAATGCCTGTTCTTGTAAATTTAGCAGCTGCTCTCAAATATCCTTGTTCAGTAATTTCAATCTTATCTAATTTTGCAACGTCAAATCTTCTTGAAGTCATATTATTACCATTGGATAATTAAAGTTAAGGTCAATATATATTTTACTATAAATGAAATTAATAAAAAAGGTTTTTTTTTGTTATATACTTTTTAGATAACTGGAAGGGCGCTGCAACGGCAATTTATATCTTCTCCCGGGTGACCTGTATCGGCCGGAGGATTGTTCCAACTAAAGACACGCTGGTTTTTAGATGCGTGGTCTGGTCTTACTCTTTCATCTTGCGCTGTCTGCCAAACATATTTTTTTATTCCATTATGTGTTTGCCTCAACCTCGATAAATCGCCATAAAATTTTGAAGTTTGGTCACGAGCTATCAATTTGGCTTTGTTTTTGGTCAATTTAAACTTGCTTTGAAGCTCTGTTTTTATTTCGTTTGTCAACTTACCCCTTCGCACACCTTCTGTAATAATTGTTTCAACTCTATTAAAGTGTTGTTGTGAAATTGAATTTATTAGAGCAACGTTTTCTTTTATAAAGCCCTTAACTTCACCGTTAAGCCATACTTCTGATGTAGTTAAATTAATGCCGATAAGTTTAGTTGAGAGCTTATTGAAATAACCTTCACTCGCTGAATTGACGTTATAAGCGGCCTTAGTAGCAATCTGCTGTTGTTTCTTATCTGTAACCTCACCATAGAAATTGATTCTAAGCGTTGCCATTACGTCATCAATCTCATCAATCCACTCATCCATATGGTCTAATGTAGGCCGTATTCTTTCAGCCATATCAACTATACCCTTGATTTGAGGGAATACTATTTCATTTGTAAGCCTGATTAAAATATTAGATATGCCGTTCAATTCTCTAATGTAATCGATT